CCTCAAAAATTCTCCGGGGGTGATATTTTGAGAGCGTCTAAGCAGGAGCCGAGGGTTAGTGTCCACTACTCCGGGTTGGTGAGCCGGGGCTCCTTTCAAGGGCTCTCGGCTTCTCCTTAGGTGCTCTCAAAACTATGCCTAAAGTCTATCGAAAGGAGGTCCTAACTATTGGCCGCAAAGAGTAAACAGGAGCCAAACGCCATAAGAAAGAGGCCTCCTGCTACTACCCCAGAAGCAAGAGAAAACCAAATGATCGCTTTAGCCATGGATGTAGTAGAGAAACGACTACGAAACGGCACAGCAAGTTCTCAGGAGACAACTCATTTTCTAAAACTCGGTTCTATCAAAGAGAAAAGAGAACTCGCGCTGCTTGAACAAGAGCTACAACTCAAGAGAGCGAAGACCGAGGCAATACAATCCGCGAAGAGAGTCGAAGAATTGTATTCTAAGGCGCTTGATGCCATGAGAAGCTATAGTGGGAGAGAGGTTGACGACGAATGATCACAATGCGAGACTTGGAAAAACCAGATCTTAACGCACTTGCTCACTATGGTGTCCTCGGAATGAAGTGGGGCGTAAGAAAAGATAAAGATTTCTCAACTACTAAGAACAACACAGAAGACGACGCTTCTGCCAAAAAGGGATTGACCGATAAACAGAAGAAAGCCTTAAAGATTGCTGCGGTAACTGTCGCAGCGGGCTTAGCCGTTTATGGTGCCTATAAGTTTAGTAAGTCTGATACTTTTAACAGATTAGTTGAGGCCGGAAAAGACAAAATAGATTTAGAAACAGGTTTTAAGAAAACAAATAAACTGGACATAGACTCAATCAATAAATTGGATTTAACAAAACAAGGGACCTTTATGAACTGCGGAAATTCAACGATTGCGTTGGAACTAAGAAAACGAGGGCTCGATGTTGTGGCTAAGGAAAATCCGACTGGGATGTATGACGTTCAATTGGGGCAGTATTTTAATTTAAAAGGAAACGCAATTCAAAACCTTTCTTGGGGCGACATAGCCGATACGCTTCCGTTTAGAGAGAAATCGGCGCGTGTGAAAGAAGCTCTAGAAACGCAAGTAAAAAATGCCTTTCCTGATGGGTCTCGTGGTTCGGTACTTTTCCCTTTGCAAAACGGCAATCACTTTGTTGGTTGGAGTTTAAACAAAGGAAAGGTTATTTATGAAGACGCTCAAAATCCGAAAATTGACATGGATGTGTTATTTGCCTCGGTGTCAAGCCACTCTTTTCTTGGTAAAAAATATGGAGGAGCACAGTTTGTTCGTTTGGATAATGCCGACATTAACGCGAGTACAATTCGCGAGGTTGTAAAAAGTAAAGTATATTCCGTTGTTGACATGCTTGATAACTCCGTTAAAGATGTTTCATTTAATCTTAACGAACTAAAAGGCCCTGGCTTTGTAATAAAAGATTTCTCATACGGCTAAAGAAAGGAGATAGGCAAATGATTACTGCTAATGACGCCAAAAGTCGGCTTCTCAGAGAAAATCCAGAAAAAGAAATAGAAACTTTTTCTGAAAACAAACATTACTTTATCTTCTCCTTAAGGCATAAAGCCATGCCAAGAGGATCTGCAACCGGCGGGGCTTGTTATTTGGTCGATAAAGTGTCCGGTAAAGTTATTATCTGCATTATTACCGATCCTCGAGCAAATCAGCATTATGCATAAAACTTACAGAGAACTTTGTCGTCTTCGTACTTTTGAAGAACGATACGAATATTTGAAGCTCGGTGGAGCGGTTGGTCGAGAAACTTTTGGGTTCGAGCGCTATTTGAACCAGCTCTTCTATAACTCTAGAGAATGGAAGCTTTGCCGACGCGACATAATCATTCGAGATAACGGCTGTGACCTTGCTATTCCAGATCGAGAGATAGTTGGGAGGATTATTGTTCATCACATTAACGCTCTAACCATCGAGGACATTGAGCTCGCTCGAGATTGTCTGTTTGACCCTAGCAATCTCATAAGCACCTCACATAACACAAGTCAAGCGATTCACTATGGTGATGCTTCATTACTTATAAGACTTCCGCCGGAACGTCGGAAAGGAGACACTCGGTTATGGCAACGAGTATACTAACCTCAATCAAGAAACTTCTTGGCCCAACCGAAGAGGACACGAGTTTTGATGTCGACATTATCATGCACATAAATTCCGCATTCTTCAGATTGAATCAGCTCGGTGTCGGGCCTAGTGAGGGGTTCTTCATTACCGACAAATCCAAGACGTGGGAAGAGTTCCTCGCTTCAAGAAAAGACCTCGAGGCGGTGAAAACCTACGTCTATCAAAAAGTTCGTCTTGTCTTTGACCCTCCTCAAAGCGGCTTTCTCGTTGAGGCTATCAAAGACTCCATTAAAGAATTTGAATGGACTATAAACGTCCAGGCTGAAGGAGGGCCAGATTATGATTAGCCAAGAAGAACTCGAGCTCCGCAATTCTCTTTCTCACCATGGTATTTTAGGCCAGAAATGGGGCGTTCGCCGTTTTCAAAATAAGGCAGGAGAATTAACATCAGCTGGCAAACAAAAAATAAAGCAACTGCACAAAAAGGAAATGAATGAAGGAAAATACCGATCGCCAATAAAAGAGACCGGATACGGCGTGGCTCGGCAAATAGGCGTTGCTCTTGGCAGTGGAACTATAAAGGCTCTTTCTACTGTTGCCCTTTCAAAAGGTCATGCACAAGCGGCACTTGTTATAAATACTATTGGAGACACGGCATATACAGCAGGAACAATTGCTAATGCCGCTTATACAGGAAAAAATATTGCATACAGTCTTCTTAGTAAATAGAAAGGAGGCCTCCTGATGGATAACTATGAAAGCGTCCAAAACGCTCTCGCTCATCACGGCATTCTCGGAATGAAGTGGGGAGTAAGGCGCACAGAGGCTCAGCTTGGCAGAGCTCGTAAACCAACAAGTCAAGGCTCAGAGGATTATCAGACCTCTCGAGCATTGCAAAAGCGTGGAGCAAAGAATCTCTCAACCAAAGAGCTGAAGGATCTTACGACTCGCATGCAACTCGAGCAACAGTATAAGAATCTGAATCCAAGCCAGTACAAAAAGGGCATGGACACGGTTAAAAAGATTACAGCGGCCGGCACTACGCTCGTCTCCTTGTACGCTTTGACTAAAACGCCGCTTGGGCAGGATGTAACAAAAGCGGTAAAATCAGCAATAAATGATGCTGGTTTAAAACGTGCTTACAGGGCGGCAATGGGAGGGTAAACTATGGGCCTATCAAATACCGCTACTCCGAAGTATTACGCTCAATTTCGTGACGATGTTCTACGAGGCATAATCCCTGTTTGCAAAGAAATCTCTCTTGAGATGAACCGTATAGATAGCCTTATCGCAAATCGGGGTGTCTATTACGATGAAAACGCAGTCGAGGGGTTTGTTCGGTTTTGTGAGAATGAGCTGACACTAACGGACGGCGCGGATTTGATACTCTTAGACACCTTCAAGCTTTGGTCCGAACAAATCTTTGGCTGGTATTACTTCGTTGAAAGAAGCGTATACGAACCTAATCCTGGTGGTCATGGCGGCAAGTATGTCCGTAAAATGATTAAGAAGCGACTCATCAACAAGCAATACTTAATTGTCGCACGTGGCGCCGCCAAGTCCATGTATGGTTCCTGCATTCAAAATTACTTCCTCAATGTCGATACCTCTACGACACATCAAATCACTACGGCGCCGACGATGAAGCAAGCGGACGAAGTCCTCTCGCCAATCCGCACAGCTATTACTAGATCTCGAGGGCCACTATTCCAGTTTCTTACAGAGGGTTCTATCCAGAACACTACGGGTTCAAAAGCCAATAGAGTTAAGCTGGCGTCCACTAAGAAGGGAATTGAGAACTTCCTGACTGGCTCGCTCCTCGAGATTCGTCCGATGTCGATCGATAAGCTCCAGGGACTTCGTCCGAAGATCTCGACAGTCGATGAATGGCTTTCCGGTGACATCCGCGAAGACGTGGTCGGTGCAATTGAGCAGGGCGCATCCAAGCAAGATGACTATCTCATCATTGCCATGAGCTCAGAAGGTACTGTCCGTAACAGTGCGGGCGATACTATCAAAATGGAACTCATGAAGATCCTTAAGGGTGAGTATCCAAACCCGCACGTCTCCATTTGGTACTATCGACTGGACGATGCGTCAGAGGTAGCTAATCCGGAAGTGTGGCCAAAGGCTAACCCCAACATTGGAAAGACTGTTACGTACGAAGTATATCAATTGGACGTTGAGAGAGCGGAAAACAACCCCTCAACTCGTAATGACATTCTTGCCAAGCGCTTCGGCATCCCAATGGAGGGCTATACATATTTCTTCACCTACGAAGAAACTCAGCCGCATAGACGGAGAGATTTCTGGGAGCTTCCTTGCGCCATCGGTGTCGACCTTTCGCAGGGCGACGACTTCTGCGCCTTTACATTCCTTTTCCCTCTGCCAAATGGCTCGTTCGGCATCAAGACTCGTTGCTACATTTCCTCTTTGACGTTAATGAAACTTCCTGGTGCCATGCGGGCTAAGTATGAGCAGTTCATCAACGAGGGTTCGCTCATGGTGCTAGAATGCACAGTTCTCGACATGATGGATGTTTACGACGATCTTGATAAGTTCATTCAGGATTCCAAGTATGACGTCCGCTGTTTGGGCTTTGACCCGTACAACGCGAAAGAATTTGTGACGAGATGGGAAACTGAGAACGGACCGTATGGCATCGAGAAGGTTATTCAGGGTGTCAAAACCGAATCGGTTCCTCTTGGTGAGCTTAAGACTCTATCTGAGGAGCGTATGCTAATCTTCGACCAAGAGTTAATGACCTTTGCTATGGGTAACGCGATTACCCTTGAGGATACAAATGGAAACCGGAAACTTCTTAAGAAGCGCTACGAGCAGAAGATTGACAGCGTGGCGGCTATGCTGGACGCTTGGGTTTCTTACAAACTTAACAAAGACCAATTTGAGTAAAGGAGGTGGACCGGTTGGCAGAAACAATAGGCGGAAGACTTAAACATGCGTGGAACGCGTTTCGGAGCCGGGACTCCACTGATTACCAAGACCAACGAGATCTTGGCTACAGCTCGTCCAGACGACAAGACCGCGTACGGCTTCACATTACCAGCGAGCGCTCAGTCATCATCTCGGTTTACAACAGAATAGCACTGGATGTTTCTGCGGTGTCCATTCAGCATGTCAAAGTCGATCAAAATGGGAGATATGCTGAGGGTGTTAACTCAGGACTTAACTACTGCTTAACCACAGAAGCCAACATAGACCAAACGTCGCGGGCTTTTATACAGGACATCGTCATGTCGATGTTCGACGAAGGCGTCGTGGCGGTTGTTCCTGTTGACACTACATTAAACCCAAACGTAACCGGCTCGTATGACATTCAAACGATGCGAACCGGAAGAATCGTTGGTTGGTATCCAAAGCATGTCCGAATCCGGCTCTACAACGACAATACAGGCGTGCAAGAAGAAGTAACGCTTCCAAAAGCCATGGTTGCGATCATCGAGAACCCGCTTTATGCGGTGATGAACGAGCCTAATAGTACGTTAAAGCGTCTTCTAAGGAAGCTTGCGATTCTTGACGCCATTGACGAACAGAGCGGAGCAGGAAAGCTTGACCTCATCATTCAACTTCCGTACGTAATAAAAACCCCAGCACGAAAGCAACAGGCCGAAGAGCGTAGAAAAGACATAGAAATGCAGCTCTCCGGCTCAAAGTACGGAATTGCATATACAGACGGAACGGAAAGAGTAACTCAGCTCAATCGCCCAGCAGAGAACAACCTTATGACACAGATTCAGTATCTAACGAGTATGCTTTACAGCCAGTTGGGATTGACAGAAGATGTGTTCACAGGGAAAGCTGACGAGGCGACTATGCTGAATTACCAAAACCGAACTGTCGTACCCATGGTGGCTGCAATTGTGGATGAATTTAAACGCAAGTTCCTTACGAAGACCGCCCGCACTCAGAATCAGTCTATCATGTATTTCCGAGATGCCTTTAGCTTAGTCCCGGTTAACGAGCTGGCGGATGTCGCTGACAAGTTTACCCGTAACGAGATATTGTCGTCTAATGAAATGCGGGCAATTATTGGCTATAAGCCATCTACCGATCCTAAGGCGGACGAGTTACGTAATAAAAACCTAAACGCATCCAGCAAAACGAGCTCTGAGGAGCCGCCCGTAGAAGATGCGAAATAATTGGAAGGAGATTAGTCAAATGGCTAAAACTGAGTACGATTTTAGTGGATACGCCACTAAGAACGGTCTTAAATGCTCTGATGGGCGGACAATCCTTAAGGATGCATTTAAAGACCAGGATGGGCAGGTAGTTCCTCTTGTCTGGCAGCATCTGCATAACGAACCCTCAAACGTTCTCGGGCATGTTCTTCTCGAGAACCGCGGCGATGGTGTGTATTGCTATGGCACGTTCAACGAGACCGAGAAAGGCCAGAACGCCAAAGCTCTTGTCACCCACGGAGATGTTTCGGCCCTTTCCATCTATGCCAATCAGCTTCAGGAGAAAGCAAAGAACGTCATTCATGGCGCTATTCGTGAGGTTAGTCTGGTCCTGGCTGGTGCCAACCCCGGAGCTTGGATTGATAATCTGAGCTTTGCTCACGCCGATGGCACAGAAACCATGGTCGACGATGAGGTCATCTATTCTTCCGGGGCTCCTTTGGAGCATGCGGATGGCGACGACGATAAGCGAACCGTCAAAGACGTGTTTGACACTTTGAACGAAGAGCAGAAGAACGTCGTCTATGCGATGATCGCGTACGCCCTTGAAGATGCCAAGGCTGGCACCGCTGAGCATGGCCAGGAATCCGCAACCATTCAGGAAATGTTCGATGCTCTTCCGGAAGACCAGCAGGCTTCCGTATACGAGGCCATTACCCACACTGTTGACCCCGAGAACACCCTCAAACACAACTATAAAGGAGAATCAACTATGAAGAATAACGTTTTCGATCAGACGCTTGGCGCCGAGAAGAAGAATGTCCTGTCTCACGATCAGTTGAATGCAATTGTTCAGGATGCGAAAAAGTACGGCACTCTGCATGACAGCTTTATTGCTCATGCCGAGGAGTACGGCTTCGACCCGATTGACGTTCTGTTCCCCGATGCCAAATACACCAACAATGGCGGCCCCGAGGTCATCAAAAGAGAAGACACTTGGGTCACAACTCTTCTTGGTGAGTGCACCCACACCCCGTTCTCCCGCATCAAGACCACGGTTGCCAACATCACGGCCGATGAGGCTCGTGCAAAGGGCTACGTTACCGGCAACCTGAAGAAGGACGAAGTGATTCCTCTGCTCAAGAGGGCTACAACCCCGACGACCATCTATAAGAAGCAGAAACTTGATCGCGACGACCTCGTGGACATCACTGACTTCGACGTAGTCATCTGGCTGAAGGCTGAAATGCGTGGCACGCTCAACGAGGAACTGGCTCGTGCGGTTCTGATCGGCGACGGCCGTGATGCTTCTGACGAAGACAAGATCAACGAAGGCAACATCCGCCCGATCGTTACTGACAACGCCGACGTATACATTCACCGCGGTTCTGTTGCCAACGACGCTACGGCTGATGATATCATCGACGAATTCA